GTTCTATTCGGATCATCACAACGGGCATGAGGAGATGGTGCAAGCAGCGCATGAGCTTCTGTCGGCTGCGGATGCTTTAATCCACTACAACGGCAAAGCGTTTGATGTGAAACATTTGCAGCGAGAGTTTCTGCTAGCAGAGTTGCCGCCAGCGTCGCCGCACGTTGACATTGACTTGCTGCGGACAGTGCGATCCCAGTTCAAGTTCCCGTCAAACAAACTAACGCATGTGTCGGAAGCGTTGGGGATTGGCAAGAAGACGCCGCACACCGGGTTCGACTTGTGGCGTGACTGCATGATGGGCGACGACAAAGCTTGGGCGCTCATGAAAAAGTACAACATTCAAGATGTCAGGCTCACGGAAGAATTGTACGACCGTCTTTTGCCGTGGATACCTAACCATCCAAACGTCGCAGTATTCGATGAGGCTCCCGATGCGTGCCCGCAATGCGGTAAAGGCCCGATGGTTTCCAACGGTCTTAGACGGTCGAAGACGATGGTGTATCGACGCCTATGTTGCAATGCGTGCGGGTCGTGGGCACGCAGCCGTGTTGCAGAACCGTCTGCCCGACCTGACTATGTGTAGTTATTAATTCGACTTACAGCGTGGAAACTTTCAAGAACACGAATACGTTCTTCGTGATCTTCGATTGTTTCTTTTAGATGGTCGAAGTTTTGCTCGCTCTTACCTAGCTGTACTTGTATTTTAATCAATACAAGACTTGCCCAAGAACACCACGCAAGCAGCGCTGATAGCAGTACAAGAATGATTGTTTGAGCGTCCATCGGGAAAGAGTAACATAACTGTTACTTACATAACCAGTGCTGCCAGCCACCTTCTGCTGCTTCTAAAGCCAACCATGCGGATACATAAATGTTAGCGTAAGGATCAAATACATCAGCTTCAGGCAATCCTGCTCTAGCTGCACGATCAGGCCAGAACCGTGTCAAATGCTGCATCAAACCTGACGCACTGCTGTTTGGGTTCTTTGCGTCAGGCAACCCAGCAGATTCACATTGCATAATACGCAGAAACCGGTGAACATCATCATCGTTACCGCCCCATGCGTACACGGATTCTGTAACTATTGGCCTCCAACGTTCAACGTTATCCCAAAAAACAGGTTTAACTGTTGTAGTTGTAGTTGTGGGCATGGCCGGAATCGAACCGACTCTCCCTGTCGAAAGAGAAGGAAGCTGATAAGCGTAGGACTTGCGTCCGTCATCCACTTTAACCACTTCTTTCTTTAGCCTTTCAACAGAGAAACCAACTTTCATGCCCTCTGGAGAGAAATCAGTATACAAAGGATCATCTTGAGCGCAACTCGTTATCAACATAACAACGCATAAGCTTTGCAGCAAACGCAGCATCCAAAACCGCCACCTCTCCTACCTCGGAACCCGTCTGAGTTCTGCGGTCACCGTGGATAGCGAACAACACGAACGGTCTGTTCGCTGCCACTCTGCGCAATTTCGGTATCCAGTCGAATAGCATCCACCGCTTTGCAAATTTAACTTCGACCACAAACGGTTCACAATGAATGTCATGACTTTCACGAGACGATTCGGTTCGGTGTGCATCACTAAACCCCGCTCTCTGCAATAGATCAAGGATTTCGTTCTCACCTTTAGTTCCTTTGTCTCTTGCTTTGCTCATTTCGTTCCCTTTGCAAACGCCGACGCGTTCGACCAGAAGTCCCACCGTAAACGCCAATACTAAGATGATTGTTCAAAGCGTAGTTTAAACACTCTTCAGTCACTGAACACTGACTACACACTGTTTTTTCAGCTTCGCTAGCTCCATTGCCACCACGAGAAGGAAAAAACAAATCAACAGGAACATTGTTCTTGCGACAATACGCTTCTTCCATCCACTCTACATTGGTGTCATCTAAACCCAAAGGTAGAAAGTTAGTTCCGTTTTGTTGCATTATTTACTCCTCATTGTCATGATGCGGATATGAACGTTCAGGCCATACTCCAATTGCTTTTTGGCACGCAGGTGGAAATTTGCAATCAGAGTCGCCACAAACCGGACACGAACTAGGTTCGTAATCATTCATTGGTTTACTCCTTTGTTGTTAGTTGGTAAAATAAACTCATGTTTACAAAAGCTTTTATGAACGATTGTTTGGAACGTGCTCTATCAACTTTTGCTCAATCTTTTGTTGCCCTTGTCGGCACTGATGGTGTCGGCATCCTTGATGTTGGCGTGGTGGACTCGCTAATCGCATCACTGGCAGCAGGTCTACTTGCTGTTCTTAAAGCAGTAGCCAACGCAAAACGAGCTGCTGCTTAACATGGCTAAAGTTATTCCGTTTAAAGAATGGACTAAACGAGGCCGCTGGCGATTCACATACCCGTTTCGAGGCCCAGCAAAAGGCGTCGTCGTCCACCATTCAGTAACACGTCAACTAACTTCAGCAGTTGAATCTGCTCGTGTAGTTGAAGAAGTAACATACAAACGTGGTTCATTCGCCATGATCCCTTACAGTTACTTGCTTCACTACGACGGCACGATCCTAGAAGGCAGAGCTAACCGGTGGCGTAACGGGGCCAACAGAAACGATCTTCGTCGGCTTAGCTTGTCAAACAGTAATACTATTTCTGTTTGCATTCCTGGTGACATGCGAAATGACAAGATCACAACTGCTCAACAAGCTGCATTCCAGTGGCTGTTGAACGACTTGAAACGTCGCAACATAATCACTCCAGATGCAACAGTTGTACCTCATAATGCTTTAGCAAATACTCTTTGCCCATCCTTTAATGTTCAAGAACTTTTGCTTGACAATAAAGAATATGAAACTGGAGGAGGTGACGAAATGAAAATTATTAACGACCCCGAAAGCAACCGAATGTTTGCTGTCTGGACTCATGAAGGCACTACTATCGTTCGTGAATACGTCTCATACAGAGGTCCAGAATTTGGTGAAACTATGCCTGGATTTGCTTACATTATTGATGAGCAAATCAAGAAAGGCAACATTAAGAAAGCTTAATCGTTGTCAGTTTCGTCTTCGTTCATGTCTAAAATATCTGGGATACCAAACGGTGCAATTTCTAAAGCCAAATCGGTAATAGTAGAACACACCGCAGAAAATTCTACCGACGTTAGAAGGTTAAGACGCTCTTCTCTGTAGATAACAACTGGAGCGTCACTTACGGGATTCCAAGCGACACAAAGTAGAATATCTAAATTACTTGTGTCAGCATATTCGCTATTCACTTGGTTCTCTTTCTTTGAAAGTAGGTTTGTTAACGATTTCGTCAAGACATTCAATTTGTTTATCACCACGTCCATGCGGTTTACAAAAAGAATAATGAGCAATACCTGAACGAGTCGGTCCACCACAGTCATAACAAACTTTACTGTAAGGATCGTACAAGTCGCGGCTTTTGTAAGACGACGCTCGCGAAACAACTTCTGCAAGTGACGGCGGGAACTTATCGCCTTGCTCTGCAAACGATTCAATAGCACGATTCATGTCTGCGTAAGGAATATCACCGGCGTGTTGCGCCCACTCCATAGCAGTCTGCGAAGTTACTTTGAAAGGATTGCCCCACAGTTGCTTCATCTTGATAACGAGAGCTTCAGCATCTGATTTAATCAAAGATTGCTTCTTCCATTTCGCTCCAAGCAACATACAAATCTCCAATTTGTTCACAAATAGAGTTTGTGTGTTTGTACAACAGCATCCAACGTTGACGTTCTTCGTTTTGACTAGCCGTTGCTGCGTACCTAAACATTTCAGCTAGCTGCTGATAATTTTCCATACTTTGCATTGTGTCTTCTGGCAGTTCCATAATTCTCCTTTAAAAAGATAAAGGGGCAAGCCACGACGAGATCAATCGTGACTTGCCCCTTTCTTCCACAACAGTGTTCAAACAAGGATGTAACCCTCACCCCGTTCGGAATTCTCCTCCGACTCTATTCTGTTATGGGGTACGTTTCTTCAACTCGCGTTTAACTCGCTTGATCCAATCAGTTGGTTTCTCGTTAGGCAGAATATCTAAATTATTGCCCAACTTTCGCAAGGGTTCTGGATCAAATATCTTTTTAACTTGCCCCATTAGAAAGGTTCATGCCCTTGAGGGACAACAGGTGTAGCACCAGGAAAGCTAGCGACAACGTCTGCTGCTCTATTCAACGGAGGACGAACCATCGTAGCCATATCCCAAACATTGCACTTCCAACCCATCTTAGGCTGGCCGTCCTTGTTGACATACGAATCAGAAACAAACTTGCCACGAATAATAACTCGCGTACCCTTCCCTGAAGACTTAGAGTACTCTTCGCCTTCAGCAGTTGAGTTGTTCTGATCCGGCCACACAGTTAGATCAACAAACGTAGTAGGATCATCCTTCTTCAAAGAATACGCCAAAGCATTCTCGAAAATAATTTTGTCTTCACCGTTTACCTGCACATTCTTTGCCACCCAATCGCGACAAAGGTTTCCGTGCAGATAACCAATACCTTCACTTACTGTCATTATCATTTTCCTCCTGCGCCATATTATCTAGCACATAATTTTCTTGTGACCAGAGATGCAAGCCAACGCCTACCCTCATTGCACAACGTTTAACCGCATCAGATACGGCGTTCTTCAAGTTTGAACCATTGTTAGGACCAGGACGTTCCACATCTCCAGCCTCTTCAATAACAACAGTTTCGCCATCAATCATAAACGTACAACGCAACACACACCCTTGCAAAATATGGTCTGCGTTGTAAATAATTTGCACAACCTCTTGCGAAACAGGGCCAACCTTTGCCAACAGAATCTGCTGAATATCAGCATGAGAAACATAATCAGCCTGAAAACCACCAGGCTTTGTTTTCACATACGACTTCGGAATTCGTTTAACAAGATTAGCAAGCTGAGGACCAAACGAACTTGACATGGTTACAGGCGATCTGCCTCAACCTCGTCAAGATAATGCTCTTCTTCAAGCGCCAACTTCAAACCCTGATGAATAAAGTGCCTAGCTTGAGCAGTCATTGAACGATCCTGCTTTTGTGCTACTGACCTCAAAGTTTCTTTGACGAGATTGTCAATTGGCACAATCATCTGCGCATCAAAATTCTTACTTCTAGTCATTTTATTTTCCTCCTCTGTAACTGAGTTACAGATTAACCATGTCAGGGCCAATCCCATAACACGAACTGTTAAACAAACAATAACGGCACTCCCAATGAGCACCCTTCTGCGGACGACCATACGGGCCAGCAACCTCAACCGTCTTCAAACGGCTCAACCCCTTCGCATCACCCGCTTCATCAAACACAATCGGAACAGCAACAGCGTTCTTCTTCAACGCTTTATCTACACGCTTAAACCGAGACAACTCAAACGCAACAACTTCTTCAACAGTCTCATTCTCGAACACTTCATCACTCAACAGAAACTCATGCTGCAACACATCACCAGCACGAATCTTGTCACGATACGAAGTTTCTTTAGCGATATAAACAATCACAATTCCTTTAGCATCCAAACCCTGAGCATACAAACCAGCTTGCGCTACATGCTCACGCTTTGGCGCTTCTCTAGCTAACTTGTAACCATAAGCAGACGCAGATTTGAACTCTACAACAACCTTGTTTCCATCTTTATAAGTCACAACAAGGTCAGCAGAACCTGACAAATCAACACCCAAATGACGACAATCAACAGGCACTTCAAGGTCAACAGTCACACCACCAACAGCGGCTTGTGTAACAAACGCTTCCTGCACAAACTCATGAATGCTTGTACCCATATGAAACGCCAACAACGTATTCATATCTGGTGATTCAGACTGGTCAAACTTGACAGCCTTAAACCACCGTTGACGCTCACAAATCCCAGCATCAGACACACGATGAACAGTATTCAACGCAGTAGGTTTCGGCCCTTCATCGTTGAACTTACGCAGTTGACCTGCATAAATAATGCCTTCGGCATCAATCAACTCGCTCTCCTTTTGTTTCGTATACGGGACCTTTCACTCGGACGAGTCCCGCCCCAGATACCGTAGTCAGCATCCCACGGATCTATTGTATCAAGCCTCCACTCCAAACAGTCGTCTTTCACCGAACAACTTTTGCAAACTTCCATCGCTCTTGTAGCAGTCGTAGGGTTAAAAAATAAATCAGTATCAATCGACTTACACGCAGCCTCAATCATCCAAGCCATATCCTCTAATTTCCTCATGCACAAATGCTACTGCCCGGTTAGCAAACTGTTCTTCTATGGGTTTGACTTTCTGCAAACTAAACAACACTGTCGTGTGATGTTTCCCAAACGCATTGCCAATCTCATAAAGCGACCAATCCAAATGACGCAACGCTAAATAAACAGCACGCCTAGCTCGAACAGCCCGCTTACTACGAGAATTAAACAACTGCTGATCGCAGAAACCAAACCGCTGATTTATGTAACGAACTACATAATCTAGTTCAGTCATTGCTTTTATCAACTTTTACACACAAATTTTCCCATGCATATTCAGCTTCGTAAATGTATTCCAAAGCATTCGTCATAGCTAACTCAACCCAAAGCGGGCGAGGAGTCGTTGCATCAGGGTATACCTCCTGCAATTCATCCAAAGCTTTCTCAACAAGTTGGCTCAACGTATTAACTATCTCTGCTGTTTCATGCAAATTTTTAAGCGTTTTGTCAAGAACTACATCCAAATTAACCATCGTTAACTCCATGCAGTCGAACTACATCCCAAGAAGAATCATCAGCAGTTTTCATCTCACCCCAAGTGATAGCTTCATGCTTATTCATAAACGGGCCATGAACTTCAAACCCAGTACTAACGTCTCCAATAATCGTGCACCACGAATCAGGAAACTCGACATCCTCAAGCAAAGTGCTCAAGTACTCCAACATAGATTCATTACGCATTACTCTTCCTCCTCAATATTTTCTTGATTTGCAACTACGACAAGACGCACCGCTTTTGGTTTGCAATCAGGACAATGCGCATCAGCAAACGTCACACCATCCCAATCCCTGTACTCATCAAACGACCACTCATAATTTTCGTAGTCGTCCACTAATACATCAGCAGACTGCCACGCACCACTAAACTCAGTGCTATAACAGCCATCACACCGCAAAGCCCAACCTTCCGTTGGACCTTCAAACTCCAAACCCATTATCTTCTCCTTTTGTTAAAAGAACAAAGACGGGGGGGCAAGGTTAACCACGCCTTGCCCCCCCGTTAACCATGCTTAGGCGTCAACCAAGTCGCTAACCATCTTAGTTGCCTTAGCAGTCATCGGGAAATCATTGTTGATGAACTTCGTCATCATGCGCTGATCCCGATTCTTGTCGTGACCATGATAATGCTGCTCGTACTCATTAACAGCCTGAATAGCATGAAACGCAGACTGACGAGGAATCGTACCGTTCTCGTTATGCCAAATGTTTTTCAACATGACACGCGTTTCTGCCGCAGCATTCTGCGCACGCGTATTCGACTGCACCCAATCGCCACTGACAGGATGCACTTTGTACGTCGCATGAACAGGCATCTGAATAAGATCAACAAGCGTATCAAACTGCCGATTCGTAAACTCTGTATCAATCAGCCGCATAATCTCCACGTCCATCTCATCAGCCTTACGATACGCAGACTCCAACGCATACCGAGCATCAGACAAACGATCCTGAGCAGACGCAGTGTGCTTAATCGACCAGCGCATCTGCCCAAGCCGAGTAGCCAGATCATACGTGTTCTGACACACAACACGAACATTGACCACATAGACAACAAAATTGCCAGTGCCATGATGCGCAGCCACAAGCAAGAAACGCTGAGTAGCCTCTTCAGTGTTCTTAAACGCCAAAGACTCGCCAAGATCAAGCAACATCCAAGCCATAGACGAATTGAACATCGTCCCAGCAGTCACAACCGGCAAATCCAACGGCTCAACAAGCCGAACAATCTCACTGTTCTGAATGATCTCATAACGATCAGACACAATCTGAGGCTGCTTGCCAATCGACTCATACACAGGACCGCCATCAATGTCGTCAAAACGCATACGAGAAAGCAGATACCTGCCATCAATAGGCTGATACGAGTCACCATTCACAATCGTTCGCTTCATGATCTCATAATCAAGACCACCAAGCTTATAAGCGCTTGTCGGCGTCAACACCGTGTCATCAGGCAGAACCAAGCCTTTCCGATGCCACGGCGTCTCACCAACAGACACCATCATTTCAGGGATTGCACCCATTATTCCCACTCTCCTTCATTTCTGTAATGTTCGGCCATAGTTTCAGCAACATCTAACTGTATTGCTTCTAAATACTTTACATGGTTAGGTTGTTTTACCTTGAAGTAAAGTTCATCAAAAGTCAAAAGGGTCACCCGATCAAGCGCCTGCTCAACCAAATAATCCCATTCCTCTTGACGATCAGCCATAATCTGAGCCAAAGCCTCATCGTATTTGTGCTTGGCTTTTTCACGGGACTTGACTAGTTCAGCCAAATCATGCTTGTACTTCTCATTGCTAGTACTCACTACACTCCTTAAC